TGATGAGACTAATAAAAAACTAAAAGAACTTGGCATGCTTGATTGATAGTGATTTTGTTATTCCTTCTCTGCATATAGGCAGAATCAATTCAATGAATCTTATAAAATTCATTGTAAACAAAGTAGGTGTCGGTTGTTCTCTGACAATATTCAGTTACTCAATCACTGATATTTGGATGAGACAACTGATGAACCTACGACACCAATATCACATATCAAAGATTATAATGGTGCTCGACAGAGATGTTATAATCAGACATCGAGAGAAACTGAACCAATTGCAATTTGTTGCTGACGAAGTCTATCTAACGGATTCGCACGCCAAAGTTTATGTTTGTTCATCAAATGATTATTCGGTAGCTGTTATGACTTCTGCCAATGCTACACAAAACTACAGAAATGAAGGATACTACATTACTGACAGACCCGAAGAACTTGAAGCAATCCAAGACGACATCAGATTTATTCTTGGAGGATCTTATCAAATCATCTAAAGAAGACCAGGTTTATAAGCTGGCTTCTCTTTTTTTTACTCCTGAAGATATAGCTTTCTTCGTTGGACTAAATCCTGAAGAGTTCAAACGCAGGATCAAGTTCTCTCCGGAAGATAGTTTGGTTATTGCTTATCGAAAAGGAGTGATGGAAACCGAAATTAAATTGAGATTCGACACCCATCGCTACGCTTTGTCCGGAAGTCCTGAAGCGATTAACACCATGAAAGACTATTTAAGCAAACAGAAAATTTCAGAAATAGAATGATATGTCTAGACGTGATTCAATAGAATTAATAAAATCACATCTCTTTTCAGATGATAGTGATTTTCAAAAGCTTTCAAAATCAGACAAGCAGCTATTGTTGCAGATAAGAGATTGCTATACCATTTGGTTGTGCAATCCTACTTATACCAATGTGCAGATGCGCGATTATCTAATGAATGAATATTCCATCGACAAGCAAAAGGCATATTCCATAATTGCCAAAACTACAATGATTTTGGGCGATGTTGAAGTCGCATCTAAAAACTGGGTAAAGTATGTAATCAAAGATATACTTCAAAAAGCATTTGTCATGGCAGAAAAAGACCAGCTCAAAAAAGCAGAGGTATATACTAAAATCGCTCAGACATGGGCGAAGGCGTTCAATACAGCCAGCGATGAAGGTGAAATCCTCAACGCCAAAGAAAAATTACATATTGATAACGTGGTTATCACGACTAATCCTTCGGACATTGGCATTGTCCTCGACGGCAAAGAACGCAGGGATATAAAGAAGATGATGAAGAAATACGACATATCTTCAGACATTATCGACATTGAACCCGAAGATATTGAAGAAATCCATGAATAAAATATATCTTCATAAAGGTCAATATCGATGGTTGCTTATTTCCGCCAAGGAATCTGTCAATATATGTTCGCGTCGATGGGGCAAGTCTTATCTTTCCGGACTCACCACTCATCGTAATGTTCTTGAAATGCCGAAATCTACGGGCGTGTTCGTTGCCTCATCATTTCGTCAAGCGCATTCGAGGACACTTCCTGCAGCACTCATGGTACTTGACCAGCTCGGATGGAAGCGCGATATCCATTACGTCATTGGACATAAACCACCAAAGAACCTTGGTTTCGATACTCCTTACTTTCTGCCGAACGACCTTCACGATGTAGTATGGTTTGCTAACGGCACAGTCATGATCATCGTATCTCAAGAAGTTCCTATGTCGGCAAACTCAATGACCATCAACTGGCTCATTGGTGACGAAGCCAAAGGTTTATCATATAAGAAACTTAACGATGAACTATTCCCTGCAATGGGAGGTAACAGTTTTCATTTTAATTCTGTAGAGAAGTTCCCTCACTTATGGGGTAAGGATTTCTTTACTGATATGCCTGTTACAAAAGACGGTTTATGGCTTATTAAGAAATATGAAAAGTACCAGGATGAAGAACTTTATTCTCTAATTCTCCGTCTGGTTCTTCGCCGTGATAAACTGTTACAAAGCAGTACCACATACGCAATTCAGGAAGTGGCACGCTTAAACCGTCAGATTGCGGTACTCCGAAACAGATGTCTGTACTACCAGGAGAGAAATATATTTGACAACATCGAGGTGGTCGGTGCAGATTACATTAAGCGGATGGAACGCGACTTGACAGCAGCTGTGTTCAGAACCGAAATACTTACTAAAAGACTTACCGAGACTGAAGGCAAGTTCTACCAATGTTTCGACCCTGAGAAACACACCTATATAGCCAATAATAACGATAAACTTAACGATTATCGACATCAGCAATACGACTGTCTGTTGGACGCCGATTTAGATCTTCGCAAACCTATAGCGATTGCATTCGACTACAACGCACAGATAACTTGGTTAATCGCCGGACAAATACAAGGAACTGTCTTGAAGACCTTGAAATCATTCTTCACAAAATATAACAGACGCTTGAGAGAAGTAATACAAGATTTTTGTAATTACTATCAACACCAAATTTGTAAGGTCATATATGCTTATTGTGATTCGACTGCAAAGTCAGTCAATTACATCGAGAGCAATCACGATGCAATTTGCGTTATGATGGATGAGTTTAAAAAATATGGTTGGACTGTTAAAGTCAAATACATGGGTAATCCTATGAATCATAAGAAAAAGCATCTTATAATTAACGATGCTTTCAATGGAGAATGCAAGTTGTTCCCGATGTTCAATAAAGATAACAATGTCGATTTGCTTCAGGCGATTCCGTTGGCAGCCGCTAAAATAGGTAAGAATGGTTTTCAGAAAGATAAGTCCGAGGAAAAGAAATTGGAGTCGGCAGAGTCCATGCCTTACGAGCTTCGCACCGATGGCACCGACGCCTGGGACAATCTGTTTCTCGGTTGCCTTCTTCTTCCTTACGATAATGGAGGGTTCGTTTGGAGTCCGAACCCTACTATATAAATTGTTGTTTCATATCTTCTTTTTTTTGCGCCACCTTATATGGGTGGCGTTTCTTTTTTAAATCTGTAATGATTAAAAATCATTGTCTTGTTTAACGGAATTTTAAATTCCGGTCACTCGTTTTCATCATTTGTTTTTGCCTATTCCCTCATCTCTTTCTGTTTCAGCTTTTAAAACGGCAAAGGTAGTTTCCGTGATTATCTGCTTTGCAAGGTCAAGCATTCTGTTTCCAAAAAATTCTCCATCCCTACGGGTAGTAATTTTTCTACGAAAACCTTGCAAAGCTAATCACTACTACTCTTTATGCCGTCCCAAAGCGAAACGAAGAGATGACGGGAATGAATCGTCTAAAAAAAAATTCAACGAGTGAAAATTAAATAAAAAGCTCACTCTCAGAATCAAAGAATAAAAATGATTAACGAACTAAAAAATAAGAACTATGTCAGATATCAACCACAGAGATTTAGCCTACAACAACATTCAAGGACTTGATTATGATGAAATGTTGGAACTTCAAGCAGAAACAGGGCTTTCAATAGCACAAATGGAATATATGTATTACAAATTTAATTACTAATCATAGGAGATAAAAACATGAAAAAAGACCCAAACGCAAGGCGTGAAGAGTTGCGCCAGCTCTCAAAACAACTCAAAGACTTAAACAAAATAGCAGTTGCAAGAGGTGTAAGAGTGAACGATTTACTAATCGACTACTACAACGAAGCATTTAAGACAACGGAGTTAAACACTTATGAAGGATGGAAAAACAAAGGTTTCCAAGTCAAAAAAGGTTCTCAGTCTTATATGGTATGGGCAACCCCAAGAGATATTAAAGTTAGAGAGAAACGATTGTCGGACAATACCGAGACAGAGAAAGAAATAAAAGACTATTTCGCTGTGTGCCATCTGTTTGATGTCTCGCAAGTCGTAAGAATAGAAAATCAACAAAACTAATCAACATTAATTAACCATTTAAAAATTAAAGTTATGTCAAAGAAAAATCAAAACACAGACAACACCCAAGTTTTGGGCGACGTAATCAACCAAGTTTTAGCAGGTAGCGAACAAATCCAAACGGAGATTGACGCAAAACAAATCGAACTTGAAGCAAAGCAAAAGGAATTAGAAAGATGTCTTGCAGTCCTGGAGCGCAAAAAAGAATTGTCAATGAACCGACAGAAGTTCTTGAGTACGGATGAAAATTTACAAAAAGTTTTGGAAGCGTTGGAAATAGATGATTTTGAAACACCACATTTCAGATTAAAGTTGTTCAATGTTGAAAATTCATACAAAGACATCGAATTAACATCTATCAGCAACACAGATTTGATAAACGAGTTTGTTACGATGTTGAGAGAAAAGATTGCTTCTAAAATTGTGGAGATTGAAACCGAATTGATTAACTAACCAAGCAGGGAGGGGAAACCCTTCCTACTTCCAAAACAGCAGCACCATGAAAGTAAAAGAGTATTCATTGAAATATAACAAAACCGGTATAGATACACGGATAATAAGAAACTCAACAGACACATCAGAAGTCTTGAGAGAAGTTTTTGACGCAGACGAAATAAATATATATGAATGTTTTTATATTCTGTTGTTGAACAATTCTTTAAAGGTTCAAGGATTTGCGAAAATAAGTCAAGGCGGAATTACACAAACAACAGCAGATACAAGACTAATCGCCAAATATGCTATTGACTCGCTCGCTTCTAATGTAGTGTTGGCACACAACCACCCATCAGGAAACACAAGCCCGAGCGGACAGGACAAACGGCTGACAGATAACATAGTCAAGGCGTTGGACTTATTAGAAATCAAAGTCATCGACCACATAATTTTAACGGACAATGATTATTATTCGTTTCGTGATGGCGGTCTTTTGTGACCAGCCATCACGAGTAACTCTCGGCATATTTCGCAAAGAAAAGGGGTGCAATCGCAAAAAATACAAGAGGGCGGCGCGGGGTCTTGCGACGCAAAAAATCTCCTCCGTCGATTTTTTGTGGGTGTTTTTGATTGATTTTGTTCTTTTTGCGATTTTGAAAAACATACTTCCTAAATACAAAATTTTCGACCGCCTTGGGGCGGTCATTGGTGCTGCTGTTTTGTCACTTGTATGTTTTTCTTCAACCATAATTTTGTCTAAAAATTAAAAACGATGGCTAAAATTCACGAGTCAACTATATTTGAGTATGCACAGACCAAAGGCACTTTCTCAATTACTTGGGTGGCGGAAGACGGACGTAAAATCTTCGTTCCGGAAGCTACTGTTACCTCTTTTCACTCATCGGGCAAAACCCTTAATATTAAATGTATCGCTTCCGGTCAAATCAGGAAGGTCGTCAGACTTTCTATTATCGAACTCAACGGAATGGAGGTAATTAAATGACAGATAGTATTAATAACGGATGTTTTTGGCTAACGTCAAATCACTGCTATCTCAAGGATGCTCAAGCTGTGTTGGCAATAGAGTCATCTAATGAATTTAAAGAACAGAATTTGTCAAATATCTCCATCGGAAAATATACCGTCGCGCCTTGGGGTGCCGATAACGTGCTTCCACAACGCGTACTCGGTAAAATGGACCAGGCTGAAATAGTCGGTTCTAACGCCAATTTCAACTGGCAGGTTGCTTTTGGATTAGGTCCAAAGCTTGTGAAACTTGTACGAGATGTTAACAATAATCGCATAGTAGATTATTGGGAACTCGACAAAGGTAAAGAATTTGATTGGTTTGAGCAAAATGATATTCCGTTGTTTATGATGGAGACGCTGACAGACCTTTCTTATTTCGCCAATGCTTTCCCAGTTCTAGTGTTCGATAAAAGTTTTAAGAATATTCAGGGTGTACGCCATCGTGAAGCGACATTCAGCAGGTGGGCTGTGAATGCAAAGACAGGTGAGATTGAAAAGATGCTTTATTCATCTAAATGGGGAACTTATAGCGTTGACGACATTACCGCTTATAATGTTATAGATGAATACAATGCCATAGCAGATTTAAAATATTACAAATACCAAAAGGAAAAAACAGTATGTTATCCGGTCTACATGCCTTCACCTGGTCGTCCTTATTATTCTTATCCTTCCTGGTACTCCATATTTAGAAGCGGATGGTTTGACCAAATTGCATCTATTCCTTCACTCAAGAAAGCGATTATCAAACATCAACTCGGAGTTAAGTTTATTATCTATATCTCACCTCGCTTTTTTGAAGCACAGGAAAAACTAAACGGTGTCGCTGAAGAAGATTTAAAAGCCCGTAAGGAGCTACGCGACAAACTCGTCTCGCAAATCAACGCTACACTTGCCGGAGAAGAAAACGCAGGCAAAACAATCGTTGCCACGAAAGAAATGATACCAGCAGGTAATGGTGCTTCGGAAGAGAAAATGATTTCTATCGAAACCATCAAAAGCGATATCTCGAGCGAATATCTCGACGACTACGAGACTGGCGCTAACGTGATTTCGTATGCCATGGGCGTACATCCGTCTTTGGTGGGCGCAGTACCAGGTAAGAACAGCAACTCGCTTTCAGGTTCTAATATTAGAGAAATATTCTTGATGAAACAAGCTCTCACGTTCCCTATGATTGACCGTGCAATGAGAATTTTCAGTGTAGTCAGAAAGTTCAACGGTTGGGATAAAGATGTTAGAGTTGTGGTACCAGAATATATTTTTACCACTCTTGACCAAAACAAATCCGGAAAACAAGAATCCACTAATGCAATTTCCAAATGATAGTAGACCCTAAAAATATAAGCCAGTACCTCCCGTCTGTCAACTTCAAGGTTGATTCGGTAAGATTCGTTCCATATCTTCAGGAGGCGGAGATGGACATAACAGATAAGATTCTCGGTTGTGAAATCGCTGATATGCTGGCGAATTCTGAAAACGAAGATTTGAACGAGCTGAAGAACCTTGCCTGTCGTACCATCAGTATTACCGCATATTTAAACGCAATTCCAGAAATGGATCTTCAACTCTCAGAAGCTGGTTTTGTTGTTGCCTCAAACGAAGCTTTCAAACCGGCTTCTAAAGAACGTGTCGAAAGACTTATGGAGTCCTTACGACGCAGAAAGTCCGCTGCTCTCGACAGTCTTCTTGTTTTTTTAGTTCATAACTCAATTGACGACGCTTCTCCGGTTAAAGACTGGAGAGGCAGTCGCCAGTTCGCTTATTTCTCACAGACACCGATTTTTACATTGGCTAAGTTTGAGAATTTTTCTTTGGACTTGGGAGTCGATATCAAAATGGATTGGGATAAATTCTATTCAGTAATTCCAGTAATGAATGAGACGCTTCGTTCTGAAGTGGCTTATTATGTTTCCAACGAATATATAGATGATGTTATGGAACGTCTTAGAGACGCTGAAACTATACTTGTTATAGAAAAAAATGTGGTGGGATACATCAGGCGTGCTATTGTCTCTGCTGCTTTAGGAAAAAAAGAACTCATAATGGAGATGTCTATCAAGGCTCGTAACATCATGCTGTCTAACATCGACCAGTTTCCAATTTTTTATAAGTCTGACTCTTACCGGTTGCCGGAAAACTCTATCGCCGGTACTGGTGGAGTCTCTAATTTTTTGGTTTAGGTTACTCATAATCTTTTGTTTCCCCCGATGTTCGGCGTAACCTGTAACAAAGGGGGACTTTTTTAAACCTTATGTGATATGAACATCGACATCAAAGCTCCGTTATCCTGGAATGAATTATCACTTAGCGACCTCAAGCACGTCGCTTACGTGATGATGTTGCCCGAAATAGACAGAACTCACGCATCGATATTGTTATTCTGTAAACTTGCAGGACTCAAGATGAAAAAGAACATCGCAGGTTCCGTCTTTTTCAAAAAGGGCAAACTGAAATTCATTCTCGAACCATACCAGCTAATGGATTTCTCGCAAAGATTCAATTATATCTTTGACGAAAAACCATGCGATATCGTCAACCCGACTAAGATAGATCCTCACCTCATCGATGTGAAG